CGCAGCCTGGTTTGCGGCTGTTGCATTCCGTCCTCAGTATCGAGGCGGTACAGTCGTAGGCACCCCTTCAGCTGGTGGCGTTACTTGGGGTGTCAATTATTCGGATAACACTGTTAACCGATCGAAGTACACTCAGTATTCGCAACAGATCGAGTTAACTCGACCAGTTGCTCACGCAATCCGTATGACCAGTCCAGTTGCCCCGACAACTGCTACTGGGTTTGTTCATATTGGACTTGCTACTGAAGCCCTAACTACTGGTAGTTGGGATTATCCAGCCAATCCTTCGGAAATGGCGAATCTCCAGTTTTATCGACGTGTCACTCTCGCGTCTCTGACGCAGTCTCCTTTGACTGTCATTAACAAGTGGCTTGATGATACCGGTTTCCGTTATTCATCGTCTACACAGACGTTGACTAATAACGGCGCAGCCGGTGCTCTCGCAGATCCTCAGTGGATTTCATTTAACACTGATTATGGCTGGGCCTCTATCATCATTATGCTTGAAGGTACACCAGGCACTGTTGCAAACGTGCTTAGTGTTGAGCATTTGCTCATTACCGAGGGCATTCCAAAGCGTACTGCTTTGCTTATTGGAACTCAGGCAGCCTCTAATAGCCCTGGTATTATGAGCGCTGTTAATCACGTTTCGGTTAATGCCGAACCTTTCCATAATGAGTCCGAACAGGAATCATATGTCGGCAATTTGCTGAATCAACTTGGCGAAGGCGCCGTTGAAGCAGGTGCGCAAGTTTACCAGGAAGTCGTCCTTCCTCTTGCAGCTAAGGTTGGCCGCGTCGTCATGACGACCGCCGGCAACCAAATGATCAATGCAATTGCGGGACGTGCTGGTTTGCTCGGTATCAATGCTAATGCTAACCGTTTATCTCTTGCAAACCGCCCTGCCCCTAGATAATAAAGAACTTCCGGTTGGCCCTCAGCCTGCCCCGTATCCTCCTAACATGGTCCCGCGCACTCGTCGTCGCGGTGACACCGATGCGCGTATACAACGCCGTTATGTCGGTGTCGTTGATGTTATTGAGGATCTACGGAGGAAGTATAAGCAAGATTTACGTGAAGCGCGTCAAGCTAATCGCGACAATATCCGTTCTGCTGGGGGTATGCAACTCCCAGACCCGGATGATATTGAAATGGCATATTTCCATCGCGACGAATTGTAACTAAATGTATTTGTATTGTTTTCTAATCGTCTTCCATCTCTTCATCTGTCTCGGTCTCGTCACCATCGTCCTCTGGGACAGTGGTCTCACCGTCACTCTCCATGTCTTCGTTCGCGGTGAGGTCGACGAAGCCTGCTCCGTTGAGCAACGCATACCCGATGTCTGCGCGTAGCATGAATCGGTAGTAGTCGCTCCAGTCCTCCTGGGGCATCTCTCCTCGCTCGTACATCAGCTTCGCCTTGTTGTACATCGCGTCCAGTCCTCTCGTGATCACCTCGGCACCCGCTTGACGACTGGTGGCTGTCGCTTCATGCTGTCTGATCTCCTCACGCTGGACCCGGATTACTCCGGCCTGGGCCTCACGCAGTGACTCCAATGCAGTCGCACGTCTCTCCGAGGCGTCGAGTTCCTGCTGGAGCATCGTCACCATACTGAGCAGAACAACGTTCGAGGTCGAAGGGTCCATGGTTACACTTGTGGGTTACTTGGCAAATTGAAGAATGACCAAGGTTACTCCACTAGAGTGTACCCCGTACACTTTCCATCCACTCCGTCCCCCCCTTGATAGAGGGGGACCATACACTGTTGGGTACATTGATATACTCTATAGTATAGAGTATCCAAGTCAAATCCATACTATATAGGAATTTGTATGTATACGTATGTGGACCACACAACGTATAACGTATACTTCAACGTATACTTCAACGTATATAACCTAACCCTAATAAATAACCATAGCATAGCGAAGGTAAAAAAAACCTAAGAACATATACGCTCCAGATCATTGTAAGAGCACTGATGGACGGTCAATCTAAACCGTCCGAGGGCGACGCGTGGTTAGCCACCGCAGCGCAGCGGAGGTAGGCGGGCGCGTGCCCATCGGACAAACCCCTTTTCCGATGCACACTTACCCACCGCCGAAGGCGGCGATCAATTACTCCAACCAACGGACAGGCAAAACCAATATTCAAAATACACTATCGTAAATCAAACGGACCCGCGTAGAGCGGGTTCAAGACCAATCATCCAAAAAGTCGAGGATCGGTAGATCGTCGATCAAACCCACTGATGACACTTCTGATTCTTCTGATTCTTCTGATTCTTCGACACGTACTTCTGGAGGAGCGTTAAACCAAGCAGCGCGGAAATTGGCTCTCTGGATTTCTTCCGGGAACTTGATGACCGTGAATCGTCGCTTGATTGGTTCCAGATCTTCGACTCTAGTGAAGCATTGGTCTGGCGTGTAATTCGACAACACAATGATCTTCTTTGGGCGTAGTTTCTGGAGCACACCGCCTTTGATCTCCCCGGTAAACGGATAGCGATCAGCCCACTTCTTGAGGGCTTGCGCTGTTAACGTACTGTCTGGAGACCATTCTTCGATGGCTACAACTGTCTCGTGCCGGTAACCGTCCCACCATTTGTTGATGGACTTCGCGAAGTGAGTTGGGTAAAGTGCCCAAAGTGCACGGGATTTACCCGTTCCAGACGGCCCAACCCACCACTCGTGAAGCAGTTCCCCGTCGAGCGGAGCAGTGACGGGGGCGTATAGGGACTCGAGTCTTGGCTTGTAAAGGACAAACTCCTTGGGGTGATTATCAGCGACCCAGTCGAGGTCTCCTCGAGCTGATGCAGATTGGATCTCCTTCCACTTGGCAGCGGTTGCAGACCCGCCTCGACGAGATCTCTCGACAGTCGAGAGCGGAGGCTCTCCTCGCTCGAAGAAGTCACCATCCTTGATACAGTACTCCCGAGCTTCCTCATGCGTGCCGTTCCGCGGCGCCAGGTACGCGTTAGGAATCCGACGTGCCACCCCTTGCTTGCGGAGTTTCGTAGTGAAGTAGACGTATCCCTGGAGATGGGGTGTACCCGACGCTCCAGTCTCTCTTCCGTAGACGATGTATTGACAATCGAGATGTTGCAGCAGAGTCTCATGGTCGGATGTGTAGTTATTGAGAGTGAACACCCAAGCTTTTGACTGGTGTTGGGCACTTGCGTTCATGTTGAACAATGAATGCCTTCTAGGCGGCCGCGCAGCGGCCACGAATGAGCCAGAGGCTCATCGTATTATTACCTAGAAGGCCTAATGCTCAGGCTCACTTGAGCATTCACTCTTTGAAGAACAACTGAACTTAAGTTCAGTCTAGAATTTTCTCAGAAGAACACAGATGGTATACCGACGCAGTCGCACGAACGTACGCAAGCCAATGCGACGCCGTGCTACCCGATCGGGTCGTCCATCCACTCGTCGTCGCACCGTGCGACGTACTTCCACTCGGTCTAAGCCATGTGTTTGTCCTGGCCCTCCGTCGCCAGGAGCCAAATTTGCATTCGCTCAGATCGACCCTTTCCATACCCTAGCCACAGGCGCCAAGATCCCAGATTCCAATACTATTCCTTCGATTTCCAACACCGACGTCGACATCGTCACTGTCCAGAATGCGTCGACCGCAGCCTGGTTTGCGGCTGTTGCATTCCGTCCTCAGTATCGAGGCGGTACAGTCGTAGGCACCCCTTCAGCTGGTGGCGTTACTTGGGGTGTCAATTATTCGGATAACACTGTTAACCGA